GCTGAGTTGAGATCAACAGCTGCACCACCCAAAGAAAATGAATATTGTGTTGATGATAATCATTTCAAACGATGGGATTGGGTGATGGGGGAAATGATCTTTGCTTTTGAAAGTCAATTCAATGATTGGGAAGAACGGTTTCATACTGGCACTCATGACATAGGCTGGATTCACAATGACAGTGGAGTGTATCAAATGATTACAGGTGACAAGGACACATACAAGTATGACATGAAAGGTGCTGCTGCTTATCAGAAGCGGATATCAAATGGATATAAATTGTTCGGTAAATATTATGAAAACTTATGGGATTAATATGACTAAGCTTACAGGTGCTGCCCTTGACCGAGCGGTAGCCAATACGATGGGGCTTAAAAGCGTACACAATTGTGAAGGTTGGATAAGGCAGGAACAGCTATGCAAGTATGGCAATGAAGTGCAGAGTTGCACCAGCAGTCCAATGGATTGCCAGTGCTGCCATGATGCTCTTACTGATATGGCAGAGGAGAAGAACACATGACTAAAGACGAAGCACTACAGATGTGTCTTGAGTACATTGAAACAAATGCACATGAGCGTAGGCATGTTCGATGGGCGATTAAAGATGCCTTGGCACAGCCAGAGCAGGAATCGACAAATTGGCATGTGATAGATCCGACAGGCAATGTTGTTGCCACTGAAAAAGATGCAATTCATGGATGGGCGCGGCTTGGAGGATTTAAGCCTACGCTAGAGGTTTTACTTGCACACCATGAAAGCGGTTGGCGAGTTGTTCCTGCCCCACCCCTGCCAGTGCAGCCAGAGCGCCAGCCGCTGACGGATGAGGAGATTGCAGAGGTTGCAGAACGCATGGAAGCAACAGACGCGACAAGTAGTTTCTGGCGTGAATTTGCCCGCGCCATCGAAGCTAAACTTAAGGAGAAAAACACATGAGTGCATGGCTTATCGCCGTTATCGGCGTGGTATATTTAGTGGTTGCTGTTGATTTAATTATCAAAGGCAACATGGGATTGGGCATAGCTTTCGTTGGCTACAGCATAGGTAATGTAGGCTTATTTATTGCAGCAAGGAATGTAACATGAACATCGACACCATATTGATTCAAGAACTTCAACTCATCCATGAGACAGCATGTATCTCTGAGCATCCTGATGACATAGAATATATGAACACTGTGAAGGCGGCAGCTGAAGTATTGCTTCGCTATAGCATGACACCTAATCAGATAAAGAGTTACTTCGATGAGTTTTAAAATCAGCAGTGATGGTTCAGCTGCTGTTGACCCTGAGTATTATTGGATTGAGATTGACAGCATGACACCCCGTGGTGTTAAGCTTCAACTCCTAAGCATCAGTGGTGTTGCCACCTATGGTAACTACACTGGTGATACCTTCTGGACGCATTGGGCGCCCCTACCTAAACGAAAGAAACCAAATGACATTGAATAAGTGGATGATTAAATATAGCTCTGGTGCATATGTAACACCAGCCAATGGTGATATTCCTTACATCTTCAACACAAGGCGTGAAGCTTTGCATGAGTCTGGTAAATACTTTGATGCTGCACCATGTGCTGTCACTTTTAGCATTGAGGAAGAAGCTGTGCCACAGCAAACACTTACACTGAAGAAGCGTAGCATTGATTAGTAAATAGCATGGCATTCATAAAGACACATACCCGATGCGAGAAATGTGGCAGCAGTGATGGCTGTGCTATCAATAATGATAGATCAACCTACTGTTTTGTTTGCTCTGTATATACACCACCAGATTTAGAAAAGGAACATGATGTGATTGATGTAGATGTAAAAGTTCCAGATATGAGTTTCCTTAAGCAATACAATAAGGGCACATCTGTATCTGTACTCGATAGGCGGCTTACCAAAACAACAATGGAACGCTTCGGTGTTGTTCGTGATGAGGACAAGTATTACTTTCCCTACTACGACAAAGACCTACAGCTTGTAGCTGCTAAGGTTAGAGGTGTGAAGGACAAGACCTTCGTTGCCAGTGGTGCATGGTCTAAGGGTACGCTGTTCGGACAGAACCTTTTCCCCACTGGTGGCAAGTACATCACCATTGTAGAGGGTGAGTTTGATGCACTGGCTGCATACCAAATGACAGGTAGCAAATGGCCTGTCGTTAGCATCCGCAATGGTGCAGCATCGGCTGTGAAAGACTGTCGTGCCAACTACGAATACTTGAACAGCTTCGACACCATTGTCGTTTGCTTTGATGGTGATGCTGCTGGTATCAAGGCCAGCAAAGAAGTGGCTGAGCTTTTCGGTAGCAAGTGCAAGGTGTTCAAGCCTGTTGCTGATCACAAGGATGCGTGTGATTGGCTTGCTGAAAGCAAGGAAGCAGCATTCGTTGATCGCTGGTGGAAGGCTGAGTCCTTTGTACCTGATGGCATCGTAGCTGGCAGTACGCTGTGGGATGTTGTGTGTACACCAATGGCACCAGCCGATTGCAACTACCCGTGGGCAGGGTTGAACGAGATCACCTATGGCATCCGCTTCGGTGAGCTTGTCACTGTCACTGCTGGCAGTGGCTTAGGTAAGAGTCAGGTGCTGCGTGAGGTGGTGTGGCATCTGTTGCAGAAGACTAAGGACAACATAGGTCTGATGTTCCTTGAGGAGAGTGTTCGCAAGACAGCACTGTCGATGATGAGCTTGGCAGCTAACGCACCATTGCATCTACCTGATGCTGTTGTCTCCAATGAAGAGCGTGAGCGAGCCTTTGCTGAAACACTTGGCACAGATCGGCTGTTCTTGTTTGATCACTTTGGCAGCACATCAATTGAGAACATTGTCAATCGTGTACGCTACATGGCAAAGGGCATGGGCTGCAAGTATGTGTTCCTTGATCACCTGTCCATCATTGTGTCAGCACAAGACAATGGTGATGAGCGCAAAGCCATTGATGAAATCATGACGAAGCTGCGTATGCTGGTACAAGAAACCAACATTGCCTTGATCATTGTCAGTCATTTGAAACGACCATCTGATAAGGGTCATGAAGAGGGTGCGCTTACATCACTGTCACAGCTTCGTGGCTCTGCCGCAATTGCTCAGCTGTCAGACATGGTGATTGGTCTTGAGCGTAATGGACAATCAGAAGATGAAGTGGAACGCAACACCACTAAGGTTAGAGTGTTGAAGAACCGCTACAGTGGACAGACCGGACCAGCCTGTCATTTGCATTACAACAAGCACACTGGTAGAATGTTGGAAGTTGAACCTGAACCTGATGGAGAATTGTTATGAGAAAAGACGTTGAAAAGATTACTAATTATTATAATTCTAGATACTACCAATTTAGAATGCTTGAGAGGGCAGTTGATTACTTTAAAACTAAACCCAGTAACGCAGATAGTTATACATGGGCGCATCTATTTGAATACGCTCTTTGTAAAGAAGAAGCTGACAAGATGTTTGATCTTCTTGATGACAAGACGATTGATATGTTAGCTGGATTTAAAGTAAGTTTTGTTATTGGTATTGCAGATGAGCAAGGGTAGTGTTGAAGATTTCAAACTGTCGGTAGATGTTAATAAGTACTTACCAAATGCAACATTAAGGAATGAACATGAGCGAGATAGAAATCTATTGGCAAGCGATAAGAAAGAAGAGTCCTAGACCTTTACCAGAGTTTAAGAACTTGCATATTAGTCACCAGCATATGATTATTCAAAGCGTCAACTTGTTGTTGGCTGTCATCAATGGTGCATCTAATGACATGGCTTGATCGAACCCTGATAAGGGGTGACTTCCTTTGTCTGTGTACAACAGAGGCTGAATTTGTAAAAGAACTCAGGCGAACAAAGGTGCCAACCCCGTGGCCTAAGTGGATTGACGATGACGCTCTTGCCATGACACACTATGTTGTCACAGCAAAAGGAAACAGGGTTAGCTTTGTATGTATTGCTGACAAAAAACTGGATGGCATACCAACAGCGGGTCTGTTAGTACATGAAGCTGTACATGTGGTGCAGGAATACTTGAGATACATTGGTGAGGAATCACCAAGCATTGAGTTTCAGGCATATGCTATACAGGAGGTGAGCAATCATTTAATGTATGCGTATCGAGATAAACAATTAAAGAAGAGGAAATGAAATGGATTGGGTATACGATATTGAAACATACCCTAACTGCTTCACCTTCACAGCCATCTGTGCAGACAACTCACGCACTTATGTGTACGAATGCTCATCACGAAAGAATGATGTGTCGCAATTGTTTGAGTTCTTAGACATGTTGCATGACAAGAAGCATAGGATGGTTGGCTTCAACAACAAGGGCTTTGACTATCCAGTGTTGCATGAGTTGCTTGAAGTGAGGGCTAAAGCTGTGACAGTATCTGGCAAGGCTGTTGCCAAGAAAGCATACAAGGTTGCACAAGACCTCATCTCTGTACAAGCTGAGCATAATAATGCTCGTTTAAAAGAGTATATAAAGCAGATCGATCTATTTAAGATACATCACTTCGACAACAAGGCACGAGCCACTAGTCTGAAGATGATTGAATTTAATATGAAGTCTGACAGCATTGAGGACTTGCCATTCCCTGTTGGCACTGAGCTTACTGACAGTGAGATTGATGTGTTGCTTAAATACAACATGCATGATGTAGTGAAGACGCTCGACTTCTATAACATCTCATTGAATCTCATCCGCTTTCGTGATGAGTTGTCGAAGAAGTATCGGCGTGACTTCACCAATCACAATGATACAAAGATCGGCAAAGACTACTTCATCATGCAGCTTGAGAAGACAATGCCAGACTCATGCTACAAGAAAGACAGTACTGGCAAGAAGGTTATTAACCAGACTAAGCGTCCATTGATTGCCATCAAAGACTGCTTGTTTAGTTACTATGACTTTCAGCGACCAGAGTTTAAGGCAATCTTTGAATGGTTCAAGAAGCAGACCATC